GGCGGCGCAATGGAAAGCGCCTCTTTCGTCGACCGGAGGTCCACGGTCTGAATCATGCTAATCAAGTATGAGTCGGTCCCGTTTACGGTTAGTTTTAGTTTTTCGAGCGGCATGAGTTAGTTTCCACGGATGTCTATATTTCGGTCATCGACCAAAAAGTCAATTAAGGGGGCGATTCGACCGTCCACACTAATCTTAACCGGGTCCCGGCCGGGTGTCTGCTCGCGCGCCCTCGCCGTCGCCGGGTTGCTAAAGTCAGTCGTACTCGGCCGCCCCCGCGCGCCACCGGGGAAGGACGGCTCGCCTCGCCCGGTCCGCGGTCCGGTCTCGCCCTCGCCCGTGTCGGTATCTGGCGATAAGCCCGGTATCAAGTCGATAATCTTCGCCGGGAGTTTTGATATGAACTCGCTAATGGCACTCGCGAGCGTATCGAGTTTCCCCGGCAGTTCCGAGACATAATTCACGATCGACGGAAGATGCGAGAGCAGCTGGACGAGTGGCGAAAACGCGAGGAGCAACTTCGCGAGGAGGTTTTGACTATTATCAATAAAATCGTACCATGCCGGGAGGAGGCCGATAAAGAGCCTCAATACTGGCGTCAGTAACCGAAGCAACATCTGCGCCAGCGGCGCGACGAACGCCTGAATCACTTTCACGAATGGCTCGAACACCTTTAACAGCGGCTTTAAGAGCGACGCGACGAGGCCGCCGACGATGCCACCCTTTATCGACTGCGCGAGTTCGCCAGCGCGACCGCCACCGCCGTCACCGCCGCCGCCGATACCCATGCCGCCCTCCTCGGCGACATCGCCCGCCGCCTCGTCGACGCCATCCGCCCGGACGTTCACGCTAATCTCGCCGTCGGCCATCAGCGCATCCTCCCGGTCGCATCATGCCACTCGCTAAGCGACTGCTCGATAAGCCGCCGGTCGTATGCGTTCGTTTCGTTCATGTATTCGCAATAGGTTTTGAATCCTGTCGTCCTAAGTATCTCGATGACCGCGACGCCGTGACGCGCCGCGAAAGGAGTCGACCGCCTCGACACGTTCGGCCTGCTCGCCTTCGACGGCTTCGATAATGTCGGCCAGCCCTAAGAATAGGCCCCGAAGCCGCCACTTGTCTCGAACCGTCTCGAATAGCGTGTCGCGTTCGGTCGGCGTCATGGCATCGAGCCGCGTGCCGTTCCACGCGACGACGATCTCTCGATACAGACCCGTTATCGCCGTCGCCAGCGCGCGGGTGTCCTCGGCGTCCATCGACTCGATGTCGCGATCGTCGTCGCCGAACTCCTCGCGCAGTCGGTCGGCTCGCTCGCGAAGCGACGACCGTTCGGGGTCCACACGGACGAGCAACTCATTGCCGTATACGTCGACGGTCGTTCCGAGGTCTTCGTCGTCGGCGTGAACCGTCACGTCCAGCGTCGTCTCGTCGGCATCGCGCCATCGCTCGCGTGTCTCCTCGGCCGCATCGAGACGGTCATGCAATGCCTGCCAGCGTTGCCAGGTCGCGGCATCGAGTTCGGCCAGCGCCTCCTCGCGTGACATCGACCGGAGTTCGCCGAGCGTCCAGCCGTCCGCCGTCTCGCTCGCCGCCATTAGACCGCCCCGTCGACGTTCACGATTTCGATGGTTTTCCCGACGAACGTGAGGTCGAGGCCGATAAAGTCTTCACGCGAGCCGCCGATTTCAATGCCGCCGTCGACATATGCGCCTTTCAGGATGATGTCTTTGGTCGACCCGTCCGACGATTTGAAGATGGTCGTCACGTCGAACTGTTTCACGGCCGCCGAGTCATCGAGTTTGCTATTCACGTCGTCATAATCGACGAGGTTATCCCACGCGTCCAGCGCGAACTCCGAGACGGTCCCCGAAGCGGTCGGTGCCGTTTCGGTCTTTTGGAGGTCCTGAAACTCGGTCGACCCCGCGCCTCGCAGTTCTTCGACGGTCTGCTCGGGTGCCGTCACCGACGGGTCGTCGATAATACCGATCGGGACGGGATTCCCGTTCGTATCGCTAATCTCGATGACGGATTCCTGACCGCGCCACGTTTTGCTCATAGCCGCGTGTTATGCGGCGACCGGCAAAAGGATACGGGCCGGATGCGACTAAGTATCGCTTAGTCGGCTTCACGACGGCAGGTCTAACGTCACGTCGACGACGAACTGGATCGACAGTAAGAGCAGCTGCGTTCCGGCGGCATTCCCCGCAAAGTCTTCGACGGTTCCGATGCGGACGGCATACGCACGGTCGATAGTCAGCAGTTCGGTCGTCGCCGCCACCGCCGCCTCGCCAGCGGCCGCGAGTTGAGTCCGATAATCGACGTTACGCTTTCGCTCAAAATAGATATTCAGCCGAACCGTGTGGCGGTAGGTGTTCCCGCCCTGGTCGTCGGCCGACTCGGGGAGGACTTCGACGGCGGGGAATGACATCGCCGCCTCGTCTGTCGGGCCGACGTATGGGTCGCGTAAGCGGTCGACTGTCGCCGCGCCCGCCTCGATCGCGTCGATGACGGCCGTCCGTGTCGCGAATAGATCCTCGAATACCATACCCGGCCGTTCGGCACGCGCCGGGTAAAGCGTTCGGCGCTTTCAGCGATAGTTTTCAAGTGTCGCGTCGACAGCGCGGTCGATATACGGATTCGGCTCGGTCCCCTCGCGGCGAATCTTTTGATAGACGCCGCCCGCCGCCGACTCGTCGCCGAGTTTCCGTCGCGCCCATACCTTCAACTTATCAAAGTCGGGCTTGTGTGGCCCGCGCCCGTCATTAACATCTTTCGCGTACGACAGTCGCGAGCCGAGGACGACTGTGTTCGGGCCACGCCGGAATATCTGGAAGGATCGCCGGAGGTCACCCGTCGCCCCGACCGGCGCTTCGACTTTGAGATTATTCACGAGGTCGTTTCCGATGTCTTCGAGGATCTGTCGCGTCTCCTCGCTTAGTTCGCCTTCGAGTTCCGTTAAGTCGAACGTGATTCGGCCGGTCGCCATGTTCAGATGGCTTGTGTCGCGCCGCCGAGTGGCGTCACTTGATCGATTCGCTCGCGGATGTCATCCGTGAGGATCGCTTCGGAAGCCGTCATCGCTTCGAGTTGGTCGGGTTCCATCGCCGCGACGTTCTGCTCGACCTTTAGATTCCGCAGCATTCGATTCACGATCGCGACCTGAACCGACAGGATGTCCGCCGGGACATCGACGAATCCGCGGTCGTATGTCACGCGGACGACTTCGGCGAGGTCGAGCCACGTCATCCGCGTCGCGAGTCGAGAGAGTCGGTTCGACCGGAACCCGCCGCGTGTCTGCGAGCGACGCCGACCGTATGACAGGATAAGCGAGTGGTCCGTGAAATCCCATCGGTCACCCGAAAGCGTCCGCCAGTCGTCTCGAAGCGTCGTTTTAAATTCGACTGTCGTCACGTCACGGACGGGATAGACGAGCGGGATGGCTGCGTCGTCACTCGTCCGCAGTCGTTCGACCCGTCCGTCTTCGGCGGCGAGTGTCTGATCGCCGAGTCGCGACTCAATAATCCCACGGGCTTCGGCTTCCAGACCGCGAAAGCCGTTCGACTCGCCGACGGCATCGGACCCCGCGAGGAGTCGGTCGAATCGCTTTTCGGCGTTATCGGCGTCATCAAAGAGGTCGCCCGGTTCGTATTCGACACGCGCCCGGAGACGATCCAGCGACTGATAGGGAGGCATACCCACATATCGCCCGGCGGTACTGTTAGGTGTTTCCCGGCGCGACGTGTCTGCATGGGAATCGGACAACTCACGCGAATCATCCGCCGGCTCTTTGAGTTCGACGGCGGCGTCGTCGCGCGACAGGCTATTGAAGACGACCGCGCGTTCGTCGCATATCATATCGTAGACCTCGCAGCGGGGTCAACGGCGAACATCGCGTTAACGAACCCGACGACAGACCGCAGCATCGACATTACCGGCATCGACTATACGGCCGTGTTCGACGGCCAGTTTTCGATATACGACACGTTCTCGACTGTACCATCCGGCGGGACGACACTCTCACCCGACTCACTCCTCGTCGACACAACCGGGACACAGACCGATACCGCGATGACCGTCGTCTCGAATGCGACATTTACGTCAGATGGCGACCCGCACTTCGCGCGACCGACGACCGCGACGGGACAGGGCAATGATCCGGCCACCTCGCGAGGGACGTTCGCCGACCCGATAGTCGAACCCGGCCGTAGCGTCGCCATCGAACTCGATAATCAAGATTCGGCGGGCGGCATCGCCGCTATCGGCGTCAAATATGCCGAGTTAGACCGCGTTCCATCGCGGCGATAAGCGAGCCGCATCGCTGGCGTTTTTGAGCCGTAAGAAAAGGTGAGTTTTCGCCGACGTGTGTCGGCTCTTAGTCGCGTGGCTTCATATCGGAAGCGAAGCCGTCAGGCCGCTATCACGCTGGCGTTGTGACGGACCCGGCTATGACATGCTCGGGTGCCTCGGCCGTGAGCGTCGAGTACTGGTCGACCGCCATCCGCTCTTGTGGCCCGACGCGGGCGAGCGGCTGAACGCTCGTCTCTCGAAGGACCGAGAGATACGTCGCGTTCATGTTGACCGCATACGCGACATTCTGCGTTGTCGACGCGCCGAGGTCGCCGATGCGCGGGAAGGCGTGGGATTTCATCACCGGAACGCCGTCGAAGTCCAGCGCCTCGAACCCGGCCGCGATCTGCGTGCCGGGGTCGTTATATCGGACGTTATCCTGGAGCGAGGTCCGAAGCGACTTGTGCCAGTCGAAATCACAGACGACCGCGAGGTCGCCGCGTGGCGCGCCCGCGTATTCTGCTTCGTCGATGAGTTCGCGCGTCGCGCCCTCGTAGTCGACCGGGTTGAGATTCGCCGGGTCGCCGTAGTCGATAGTCGTCCCGGTCCCGGCCGCGAAGTCCGCGAGGCCCTCGTAGCCGTTCGCGTCGCCACCCTGTCCGGCGTCCGTCCCAAAGAGAATCTGCCGTTCGGTTTTCTGCCGCATCCCACGGACGAGCGACTGCTCTTGTGTCGACTCGGCGTTTCGAAGGTTCCCCGAGGACAGGATTAGTTTGTCCGAGGGTCGCGTCGCCATCCCGAGGCCTTCGACCTGATACTTGAGCAAACCGTAGGTCGGCTGCTCGTATTGGTA